GCGCGGTCGGGCAGACGGATGCGCAGGGTCGAGCCGATCTTAGCGCCTTCGACGGCGAAAGAGTCGTCATACTGACGGTTAACGGTGCGGGTCAGGACAAGGTTGTTTTCCAGAATTTCTAATGCTTTTCTTGTGATCATGTCGATCGTAAGAAGTGAATTACTCATTTCGTAGCCCTTTCAAGAAGTTAAGAAGACTGGTGAGGGCAAACGCCGCCGTTTCTGTGTTTACCGAGTTGACAGTTCATGCAGAGAACTTGAAATCCTTTTGGGAATCCATTTTTACGAAGCCAGACATAGAAAGCGGATCCTGATCCGTGAACGCCTTCTTTGCGCATTTTAGCCCCATCGTTTTCTACATGGTCAATCGTTAAAAACAGGGGTTCAGTCTCTCCGCAGCAGTTACATACATATCCACCGTAAGCGGCGAATACTTCTTCTCTGCACCGAGCGTTGTTTCGATTGGTTTTGTCCCGTTCAGCTTGCCGTATGACGGCTACTTCCTCAGGAGTTCCATTCGCCAACTTTCGGTTGCGCCATTCGCGGGCATGTTCGCGGTATTTATCCCGATTACTGTCCCGCCAATCACGCATACGCTGATTGACTTTTTCCCGGTTTCGTTCGCGGTATCGCGCTGCTGCTTCTTTGTTACGTTGCCGTTTCAAGTCATCAGCAGTTTGATTTTCACTCTCCATTTCTGCCTCCATTTTCGGGTTATCATACCCTACGATGGCGGCCTAGTCTATCGTCTGTTTTGCGCTTCCCACTTCTTGATCTGTCGCTGCCGTTCCGCTTCAATCCAATCCGACGTTGACATTGACTTTAATGACCGGGGGTCAGTCGTGTCATAACGCGGGCCTGAGTTTGACCGGGTAGCCGTGACAGGAGCAAGAGGAGCTGGCGCAGTTGAGGTGCGTTTGGTCGGCGGATCAGAGACTAATTTAGCCTCTATCTTGCCGATCTCCTTTGCCTGCAAGACAGGCGACAGACGGGAAATGCGTCCGGCTTCTTTCGGGTTAGACCCTAGCCAATAGATGACTTCGGGGCCAATGTCAGAAGCCTGGATAGCTTGGGCCATAATGTCCGTGACGGGAAGGTTAGGATTATACGCGACTTGTTCAAAGTCCTCGTAACGATCCCGCGCTTCTTCTTCGCGGTCTTTATAGCCGTCTAAGATCGCTGCTTGCTGGGCTGCGGCCTCTCGCTGCGCTAGAAGCTCTTGAGCCCGTTGGTTAGCCAATGCTTCCGCATAATGCTGGGCGTTCTCAAAATCATCCGGCGCGGGTGGAGGTGCGACAGGCTGTCTGGCCTGTTGCTCCGCAAGCCGTTGGGCCTGCTCTCTTTCCCATTTACGCTGTTCTCTTGCAAGGCGCTTGCTGACAATCGCGTCTAGCTCTTCTTGGCTAAACGATTTTGCCTGCTGCTGTTCCTCCGGCGTCGTTTCAGCGGGGGCAGGTGCTGCCGTGGCGTCCTGTTCCGGCGCGGGGTTGATCTCCGCTACAACCTGTTCGTCTTCCATTTTCACCTAGCTTTCCGGCCAGTCGGTTAATTAAAATTACTCTGCTTCAGCCTGATCGTCAACAAGACCTTTGGCGATCTCTTGGATCTTGACCGCAAGCGGCAACGCCTCATTGGCGATCTGAAGGCCGCCGGCCTTTGTAGCCACGTCAAGCAACTGCATCAGCTTATTCAATTCGTCGATTGTGAACATTTACCTTCTCCAAGGTGTTCGCCCGGTGGAGAATGACGCGGGCCGGGCGAACGTCCTCCCGCGTCAAGCTCTTTAGGCCCACGGCAGCGGAGGGCTGACCACAGGCGGATTGATCTGATTTTCGATCTGCTGATCGAGCCCAACGATCTGCGCCGCAAGCGTCTCAGCGCCCATAGCGTCCTCAAGCCAGCCAATCACCATTGCTTCTGTCAGATCAGCATACGGCGTGAACGGCGCTTCGGCGTCGAGCGTTACGGACTGCGAACCGTAAATCCGCGCATTATGGCCTTCGCCATCTGACGCGAGCCTATCCCAATGCACCACGAATACTACGTCTGTTTGACCTTCGTGTTGCGGGTAACATTCGAGCGCAGAGATTATCCAATTATAGTTATTAGCCATTAGTGGCCTCCAATGCGGTTACTTTTGCGGCGAGTTCTTGAAACGCTTTGATTAGTCGTGGCGTGATGCGGCCATAGTCAGCCTGCCACAAGTCACCTTGTGTAATCATCTCAGGCGCGTATTCGTGTGCTTCTTGCGCAACAACGCCATAATCAGTGTGTGAGCCGTCTGCTTTCCAATCAAATTGCCGTATTGGTAGCATTAATATTGAAGAAAGAGCGCTTGGTGAATTACTGACGTTTTCTTTTAGGCTTATGTCTGACGATGTATTATATGCGGTAGCAGTAGTGGTAACGCTAATTGTTCCGACAGATGTGTTTGAGCGTCGAAAATTGACGATAATGTTGTCTTCGTCTCGGTTCCATACAAAATATTGTCCGGAAGCTATCTTACAGTTACCCGCTCCGTTGCCGGAAATATTCCAGCCAACCGTTGTCTCTGCGGTTGTTGTTTTCCCAACCAGCAGGTTCCCGCTGCTGTCGATGCGGGCTGCTTCGCTCCAGCTAATAGTGCCACCCGCTGAACCAGATGCAGCATAGCCCCAAATATGAGCGCCAGCGCTTTGTTCATATCTAGCAGCAGCACCAGCCGCAATGTATTTAGACGTAGCGCTAGTATCTAAATAATAGTTTGAACTAAGGCCAACGAAAGCATTTGAGCCAGACCATTGATATACAGCGCCGCCGGTTCCAATTTGAAAAGCTCTAAATGAATTAACCCACCCACTCGGCGTCACTCCGAGGCCGAGGTTGCCGGATATATCAAGTGTCAATAGATCGGTTAGCGTCGCTCCACCGTTTAGGCCGGTAAACCGAAGGCTACCGTCAGACGCTTTACGTCCAAATTTCCACCCGTATGTCGCCGCATATCCAAGCTCAATCTGAGTGTCAGACGTAGTGTCATACACAGTGAACTTGTTGGACGGCGACGTTGTGCCAATACCGACATTGCCTGCGCTCGTGATGCGCATACGTTCGGAGCCAGAACCAGAACTGTCCATTGTAATAAAAGAAAGTCTAGTTGGAACTATGCCTGTTGATACAGATCCATCCACAGAGCAAATAATAGACCCACAATTATTTACGAAATTTGTTCCGTCAGCTCCGTAAAAATTAATAGAGCCTACACCATCTCCACTTGTAAGCGCCGTAGATGCCCCAGAGCCAAGAGACGCTCTTGAAGCGCCTAGTGATATAAGCGCTCCACCCGCGCCGGGTGTCGAATATCGTATAACACCAAGACTGCCTGCAACGCCCGTTCCTTGAACTTGCAAGACTGGCGTATATGAGCCTGTTTGTGAATTTGATGTATTTCCGATTGATAACCGCTTATTCGTATTGTCCCAGAACAGCGCGCTATCACTACCGAACGCGCTCGTTCCCGCGCCAAACGGAATGTAGCCAGCGGTAAGCGAGGTGAGGCCGGTGCCGCCCGACGCCACTTCGAGCGGCGTCGTGAGCGTCAGGCTGGACGCCGAGATAGCGCGTCCAGCCGTGACGTTTGCAATAGAGACTTGCTTAGTCGTCGCAGACTGAACAATCGGCAAGACTTCCGTGCCGGCGAGCGGCGTTGTAGCAGCCGGAAGGGCGGAAATCTTTACGTCAGCCATCTATTTAGTCCTTAGAAGGAAGCAACACGGGCCTGAAAGGCTTTGATTCGTTCGTCGAGCGAAGCGCGATCCGATTCAATCTGGGCTTTAGCAGCCGTCAGCTCTGTATCGCGAACGGCGGTGGCGGCTTCGCGGGCGGCGACAGCGTTTTCAGCCGCCTTCACCGCCGTCTCGCGGTCGGCAAACGCTTTGTCGATGTCTTTTTCGCGCTTGGCGACGACCTTTTCACGGGCGTCAAGATCAGTTTTCAGCGTCTTGGCTTCCGCCTGCACAGTCTGCGCATCAGCGATCAGCTTGGCGGCTTCAGCCTTGGCGGCCTCAAGCTCCGCTTTGGCTTTCTCACGGTCAGCCGTAGCGGCCTCAACCGCGCCCATCGCGCCCTGACGCTTGGCCAGCTCGTCCCGCAATTCGGCCATCTGGGCCAGATCTTTAGGGAGCTGTTTCGTGAAATACTGGACGTAATCCATTGACCCGGAGTCGTTTGAAATGTTCATGGCAGCCTCAGACGTAATAGCTGATGTTGAGCTTAGCGCTGGCGGTCTGCTCGATGAACTTGATCTTGCTCAGATCGCCGTCATACTGAAGCGTCACGCCCGCCGCAAGAGGCATACCCACCGAAGCGGTCGGAGCCGTGCCGTCGTCACGCCAGCGAACGCCCTGCGTTTCCGGCGTAATCAGCGCAAAATTGGCCTTAACCGTCAGACCCGTCGTCGGGTCGACCGTCGGAACCGTCAGGCCCGAAGCCGAACTAAGAGAAGAGATTTGCTGATACCCCAGGCACGAGGTAATCGCTTTCAGGGTAGTAGCCACTCATATTCTCCTTCGTTCCGTAAATGAGCGCAATTCGACATAACGCTGACCATTAGAGACATACGATATGGTAGCATCATTGCCAACTATTGAATAGTCTCCATTGAGAGCGGTTAATACACGCCCCAAATTAAGCTCTATGGACTGTCCAGCGACCGTATAAGACCCGCTGTCGACTGTAAGAACGCGGCCTTTGACCAGACCCGCCGACTGCCCTGTTACGCCATACGATCCGTAAGACAGTGTTATAGTCTTACTTTTCAGTATGTTAGCGGTCTGACCTGCAACCGTATATGTGCCGTTCAATGCTGTCGTTAAGTATTGAACGACCGCGATGATATAGTCGCCGCCCTCCGTAACGAGATAACTGCCGTCCTCCGCAAGTAGGAGGATGTTGTCAGACATTACGTGGCCTGGAACACGCCATTCGTGCCGTCCAGCGTGACCGTAACGGTTTCACCGGCAGCTACAGCTTGGCTTGATCCATAGTCCCAATATGCGACATTTGTGCTGGTCGTCGAGTCGGTCAGAACAGCGTAACGGAATGAGAAGCCCGCGCCGCTTGCCGTCCATGTTGATGGGCTGTTCAGCACGAGCTTGAACGTGCCGCCGGTCTGCGAGGACGATGACGTGCTGGCCGCGTTGCCGCCGGTCGTGTAACCATTGCCATTAGCGACTTCGGTGATCGTCCCCGCCGCAGCGTCGACCGCCGTAGCCAGCTTAATGACCCACGAATCAGAACCCGAATTGATATTCTCAAAAAGGTTCTCAATCGCAGGCTGAAATTTGTTGTATGTTGCTGTCGGCATGGATTACGCCAAAAATTTGAGTTTATAGAGCGTTGAAAGGTAAAGACCTTCAATCTCGTCGATGATATTTTGAAGCGCCGTATCGTCTTCATACTCTTTTCGAGCTTTTTTAACGTCTTCTAGGCTATCTTCCAGAAACGCGACGACATTATTGGTCTTTTTGGCCGAATGAAGCGTGATTGGACCAATTAAGCCATAGCGACCCTGATAGGCTTCCGCCAGATCGTCGGCCAAGTCGATCACTTTGCCGTAAAATCCGCCCAAAGCCTTATGTTTTGCGTAAGAACGCGTGTTTAGATGCACGGAATGGGTGACATCGCGCGCTAAAAACAAGTGCCCGATCAGATCCGCGCAACTCATGCCGTCCTCGCAAATTCACCGTGATACTTGTCACGGGCTTCAGATGCCACAAGCGCGGCGAGTTCAAGATCGTTAAAATACCCAAAATGACGTATTTTACCAGAGACTGACAGGGAGACGCCCCATTTACTCAGTCTTTTATGCCAACACACATTTTTTACGCCAGAAGAATTGTCTTTTCGCTTTTTCGCGTTCTGAGCGTTTTCTAAATGCGTAGCCGCGCGAAGATTTTCGGGACGATTATTATTTATATTGCCGTCAATATGGTCAATAATATCCGGCATATAGCCGTTAAACATCAAAAATATGAGCCTATGCGCTTTATGTATTTTACGCTCGTATTGAATGTGAATATAGCCGCGTTTGCTAACATAGCCCGCAATAGCCCCGCAGGGCGTTTTTGCTGGATTAGACGGATTTCGCCAATAAAGAACACCGTCTTCATATCTAAACAGATAATGCGCTAATTCGGCGTTCATTGAGGTTCCATCCCCGGTAAAGTCTGCATGGGGGTATTTCGCGGAACTATATCGCCGGTGTCTAAAGCGGCAGCAATAGTTCCCTGAACTATATCACTAATCTGCTCTGGCGTCAGCCCCGCCTGCATGGCCGAAAGCCGTTTTGTCTCGGCGTCATAAGCCTTGATCTGCGCGTTTTGCTCGTCAATCGCCAGTTTTTGCATTTCATACGACTGCATGAGCTGCTGGATCTGGGCGTTAGTTTGCTCCATCGCCTGCGCCATTTGCTCCATCTGCATACGCATGACCTGCGCTTCCGGCGACTCGTCCGTATCTTGCAGAACTTTCGGGTCGAGCATTTTTTCGAACCGCTTGGCCATCGTTTCAGAGCCTGGCCAGTCCATGTTCTTGACGAACAGATCGCCCGCGACGCCCCAAAGCGCCGGATTGGTCTGGAGGATCTGGCCCATCGTGTCCATAGCTTCTTGCTTGCGCGTCATGTAGCTAGGCCCAGAGCTGACATGCACGTCGTAAGTGCCGACATTGGGGTTGTAGATCTTCATGATCTCAATACCCTGCTCATCGACGACCTTACGCACCGCTTCCGGCTGCTGCGGATTAATCCGCGCCATGCCGACTTCACCTTCGACGTTAATGATTCGGGCGACGCGCTGCGTGTCGTAAATCTTTGGAATCAGATCGACGAGCTGACGCGCGACGTATTTTACCGCCCGCGCGAGGTTGTCGACATAATGATAAGTACTCGTGTCGCCTTGCCGCTCCCTAGCGAGGATCGCACGACCCGTCCGTTCGTTGGAAGTCGCCCCAATGCTACTATCGTATTGGCCAGTGGTCGATTTAATGTCTTCGCCCGCGCCCATTTTGGCTTGAATAAGGCCCGTTTGAGCCATCGGAGGCTGGGCGCGTTCAGGTAGGGGAAGCGGGTTTCCTGCTCCGTCAGTAACATCGGGATTGACCTCTAAATACGGCCAGTTGTTCGTATTGGCCGTTTTCCAGTTGGTTTCGTAGCCCTCGAACTGACCGCCGTAGCCGATAAACGGCGCTTTAGGGGCCAGCGCCAGCATTTCCGCTTCCTGGCTGACCCAATAGTTATACATGCGCTGCGCGTCTTTAGCGTTACGCACCAGACCGCTAATGTAGATTTGACCGTCGACCTCGAACTCGTTGCCGATCACGCGGATCACGGGGATGTATTTACCCGCCCAGTCGCGTTCTTCCAGCACCTCGTAACCGTTGGTCTTGATCCACTTGACCTGCCGGCGGTCGCTTTCACGCGACTTTATCGGCTTGCCATAGGCGGATTTTAACCGACGATCTTCTGGCGTGCCATCGAACGCCGTAATATTGTCGGGGTAAAGGTTAAGGGTGGCCTTGCGCGTGTCGATGTAAAAATACTCGGCAATGCGCACCGTTTCCTGACTGACCCACATGCTGAGCGTCTGGTCGCCCACGCCCTGCGACATCATGCCGGTCACAGGCGTCGCGTCTGGATACATGCGCTCGTATTCAGCCTTCGGAATATCCTCGGTGATAAAGCAGTAATTCGCGTCCTGACCGCACGGATCCTGAATCATCGGATCCATGTAGACGCTGAAGCTGCTACGCACGCGGCCGATCTTAATGTCTTGCTCGAAAGAATTTTCTTTCGTGTATTCCGTCAGGATGCGGATATAGCCTTCGCCGTATGTGACCTGATTGTCGCAAGCCGTGTCATACGCCACGTCAGCGTCGGACATATACTCAATGTGCCGCACGATGCCGTCGAAGATCTCCGCGACCTCTGGGTCGGCGTTGTCGTCGGCGGGGATGACCCGCGCAGTCGGACGGTTCTGGCGTTGCTCGTTCGTCACGAG